CGCTATTTTTTCTAAAATGGTTGTTGATTTTGCGTTGATGTTCGCAAAAGATAATCCTAGATTTGATGCGAATAAATTCTACGAAGCGAGCAATTATCGTGTTCCAAAATTTACCACGAATTAAAAAAGTTTTGGAATTGCGCCGTAGTAATGCGGCGCAACCAATTCCATCAAAAAAAATTTATAAAAGAAAATCAAAACATAAAAAACGTTTTGTTGAATAATCAACTAAATTGGTTGAACTTTCAACAAATCGCCCGCAAAGCTGTGCGGGCAAAAACTCTGTTACGTCAAGTTACGACACGCCCTGAAATTTGTGATGTTTATCACAAAAATATTTTTAGACACGCCGATACTCAAATGGAAATTGTCAGTAGTTTAGTTTATACTAGCGGCATAACAACAACGAAAGGAAAAAATGTTAAATACAGATAACTGGGCGCAATACCCATTCTCCGTTAATGGAGTCAATTTTGTATCTAAGATAGATACTAATGGCTCATTCTATCCTGCTTTATCAAAAATGCCAACAGTAATGGTGGATATGATAAATACTCAGGCTATTACCGAATTAGTAGGCGACCCTACTCTCATGACCACCGCCGAATTGCAAGCGGAATTGGATACTATCAACGCAGGCGCTTCGCAGGCGCTTCTCTGCCTAGCCTAACAATGTCGGTGGGCTAGTGTATAATCTAGCCCACTAACAAACGAAAGGGAAAAATGTTATCAACCGCAACTGCTCTAATTGAAGCCGTTAGTGACTCTATCATGGAAGATGAGTCTATGGATTTTGCTAGAGTATTACTACACACTCATAAAGAAATGGATACAGAGGATTTTGCTAAGGCTATTTATCTTTATTCAGGAATAATTGCTTCTGCAGCCGCAGATAAAGTAACTAAGGTTTTGCTAAATGAAACACAACTTAGAGAACTTATGGAAACTATTGACGAAATGGAAACAATGAGAAATGAGGTGCTAAATGGGTAGCACTTTCGCACACGATTTAGCCGATTATGATTTAGGATTAGATTTATCTACTGCTATAAAGATACACCTAACTTCTAATCATTACCCGCCCGTTCCTACTAGTATGGTCTTGCCGTGTATAGAGGCTATTGAGGCTTACAACGAAGGCGAAACGGATCGAGAGATACCAATGCCCGAAGGTATAACCTATAAGGGACTCAATACCGCACCCGCTTGGGCTATTGTAGAACAACACCACCTAGAGGCTTGGCTGTAAAATGTCGGTGGGCTATGATAGTATAGCCTTCCAAACAACGAAAGGAAATAAATGAGTAACACACTAACAGTAGGTCAAACCTACACAACCACCGAAAGTGGTATCACAGGCGTAATCAAGAAAATTGACAAGCACCCTTCTGGTGTAAGTCGTATTCTGCTTGATGTTGGCGGTAAAGACCGCTGGACTAGCGCAAAGTAATCTAATAGGGGCGCACCTATAATGTCGGTGCGCTCTGCTATAATTCTCGCTCACAACTAACGAAAGGAAATAAAATGGCTAGAAATGGTAAATCCATAAATGTCAAGATTGCTACAACCAAAGTAATCAAGGCACTTGAAAACAAGTTAGCGCAAATCAAAAAAGATAAGGCTAACCAAAAAATCAACGAGGAACGCTTCACAAAGGCTCACGAAAAGTGGTCTAAAGATGTTGCGAAACTCGCTCTCACCGCTATCAACAAGGCAGAGGACTTATCCGCAAACCTTCGCTACAATGGCATGATAAATGTTGATTTCAACCTACCAAAAGGTTGTATTGACTTGCCAAAAGAACCTGAAAGGGATTTTGACACTTATCACGATTGGCAGTATAAGGAAATGGTAGAGGAAATTGAGAACGC